ATGACGAAAAAAACGACCTCTGACGCGCAGTTGAAAGCAAATAAGGAATGGCAAAGCAAGAACAAAGAACATGCAAACTATTTAAAATCTCGTTCAGCTGCGCGTTCTTTTATAAAGAATAAAGCTACGTTGGAAGATTTGAAGGAACTTGAAAAATTAATTATAGAGGGAAAAATTAATCATAAGGGAATGATTAAGGATAAATGATGCACGCTAAGCACATGCTTGGCGTTTTTTGCATAAAAAAAGCCCTAACGTGTGGTTAGGGGGGTATATAAGAATTAGTCTTGTGAATCATCATAATTAGCACTGAATAGTACAATTTGTGGAATTGGACTGACTTCTGCTGATAAATTAGTTAAAAGTTGTGAAGCTTTTGCAAACAGTGGCATTGCTGCTTCATCTATATTTTCAGTTATTTCGCTTTCAAATGTCTCATTATCAATTTCATGAGCAACTATTTTAGCTTGAATTGATGCGCTATAATACAATAAATCATCAATTTGAGCTCCAGTTTTAAAAATAAGTTCAAAATATCCTTCGCCTTCATCGGCCAAATCAATCTCAACTATTTCTACATCGGAATACTCGCTTCCTATTTTGGTATCATCATATCCAACTCGGACCATATTCAATTCATTTACAGTCATTGCTATTAACTCAAGTTTCATAAAAAAGTACCTGCCGTTCTATTAAATTTATTATTTAAAAAAGGATTTTTAGTAGCTACTTTAATCTTCTTATTACGTGAAGAATTTTGTTTCACAACGGGACTAGAAGACATGACATATAAGTTGTTTTTTTCTTCCAATCGAGCAAGGGTGTTCATATAGTGCATTATATGAATATCCTCTCTTCCTAGTTCAAGTTGTACAAATAATTCTAACTTTATCTTTGCTAATTTAGCAGCTTCTTCTTGAGTATATCCTTTTTCAGTTTCAATTTTAATAATTTTTTCAGACAATTTCATTTTAGGCGTTTGAAATTGGGGATGATCCATAAACATTTCATTGATATTCATTTCCAATTACCTCCTACCCATTCAGTTATCTTTTCATTTGTATTACTAACTGATTCAATATCAGCCTTAATACTTTTAGTAGATTGAGCAAGAACATCAGTTAAATCTTGTTTTCCACTATTTTTTGAATATCCGTAGCTCAAGATAAATAATACTTCTTCCATTATTTCTTGGCTAACATAAAAGAAAAGTAGCCTTGACTTATCATAATCTCCATTGATACGAATTTCATAAGTACAATCATCTCTTTTTAATTTTTTTATAATCACCATTGGTCGTAAACTCCCCGTTATATCACAATAAGTAATTGTAAAATGCCACCCATGTTGATTAGAGTAACGAAGCTGAGATATTTTATTATCCTTTATAGTAAAATACTTCATTTTCAAAAGAATAAGTCTATATAACTCATTTAAATAAGGATGATTTTTTATCATTCCATTAAAAAAATTAGTCGCCAGATGCTCCCTTTCATCCTCGGAAAAAGGTTTACAAACCGAAGTAATATAGGTCATTACAAATCCATCCCTCTTTATGTATTTAAACTGTGTCACATTTTCTCTATATATTTTCATTAACATATATGTTGTATTAAATAACATATATGTTGTATTAACTATCATATATCACTCAAAGCGTGCTTGTAAACCTTTTTTCAGAAACGAAAACGAACATCAAAGTAGGTCAAACAGTACAATATTCTTGTATCTCCCATTTGGGAGGTTTTTTTAATGTTACATGATGTAACTCAAAATAAATATAAAAAACCGAATTTCGTATCTCTGAGTCCTTCTGATGTTTGCTTGAAACTATCAGTTTAACTAATAGTTAAAAATATTTAATTTTTAATCATTAAACCAGTACACTAATTGTAATATAATTCACATTTCTTTAAGTATCACAAAAGTATCCTGTTTATAAAACAAAAAGCAACCCCCACAAATGTGAGGGCTGAAATTAACTTATAGTTTTTTGATGATTTTTAACTTGTAAAACCAAACTAGATTTTCTTAACAAACTTTTTGTTTGCAGTTAGAAAATAACCACTTTTAGTTTTTAATCTTGGTGTTCCACCCTTTGTTTTCGCCATTCCGGCGATAGTAAACACCGTTCCAGCCGAATAAGTCCCGCCTGTTTTGTGCTTCTCAGTGAAGTCAACGGAATTGTATAAGTCGCACTGTACTAAAGTTTTGATTTTTCCGGGGTTTTCTGTGTAGTATGTGTTTTTGCTAGCTGGCGTATGCGGTTTTCCTGCTTTCAATTTAGCTAATAAAGTCGTGTTTTGTGAAGCTGTTCCAGTGTAGTTCTTGATTCCGTAACTGCTCGCTAGTTTTTTACGATTCGCAAAGCTGGAATCTAGTTTATTCATATTCATGTAATCAACTAATCCCAAGCTGCTATTACTTTGCGTATTTGGCTTAGCTGGAACATTTGCACTAGCCCCTTTACCAAAAGTATCTGTTCCATAGCCTTTGTATTCAAATTGCAAGTGCGGATTGTCAACAAAACCGTCCCAATCACCACCCCAAGTGAATCCTAATGCTTTCGCTTTTGCAATAAATTTTTTCGCATTTGCTGAGCGATAACCACCCCAATTAACAGTTTTACCTTTCGCCATGACGAAATCTAGCGCTTGTCCTACTAAATGATAAGAACGCATTGTTTGAGACGCTCCGCTCGCGACATTAGCGGATTGTTGCTCTTTCGTTCTAATTGTTTCGTAGATTAATACTTCAATGCCGCTATTTTCCGCCCAGTCGAGAAGTTTTCTCGCCGCCACTTTGGTGTTATCCGCTAATTTATTTACATTTGCTAAACTTCTACTATAATAATAACTTGTCATTATTTATCATCCTTTCGTGGTTCTGTATATTCTTGCGCTTGAGCACTGTCCTTGCTACCCGCAGTCGTAGGGTCAATAATTAAACCCCATGCCGCAAATACACCAGTAATAACTGTAATCAGTTGTTTTAACAACTCGTTATAATCCCATGTCACGTTAAAAACAAGCAACACAGCTTGAATAATAAAGAAAACCGCTGCTATCATCGCAATCACCCATGTTTTGTTTTTGAATCGTACTTTCCAGTTAATTTTCATTATTTTTCCTCCTTCTCAGTTTTCGCTATATACTTCCAAATTGCTTTATCCTCCCGCTTCAATAAAGCGATTTCTTTATCATGATCGTTTTGCTTCTCTCTTAAGCTGATGCGGTCTTTTTTGCTTTCTGACATTTCTTCTCTCAGACTATTTAATGTAATGTCAAGCGAATCAATCATGTTTCTCAAAGGTGCGACTAGCGCCCACCTAATCACAAAACCCACAATAGCGGCTATTAGGCTGATTAACGCTATTAACTCGCCTACGCTCATCCCTGCTATTGATATACTCCCCAGTGCCAATTTTCATCATCCCATCTGTTTTTGACATAAAAAAAGCCTATTCGGCTTCAATCTAAAATATAAAATAATTGATTTAACGCGAAATACGTAATACTAGTGTCCGCAGGTATAAATCCCATCGCGTTACTAGATGATGCATGCACTCGGCCGCCGCTTGACTTGTTTGTCGGTGCATAAGCCATTGCTGTTTTTGTTGTTTGAACTTCGAAAGGAACAGACGCAAAAGCGTTATTTGTAGAGGTCCATGCGGTTGATTTTTGCACTTGCCCCCTAAAAAAGGCAATTCTGATACCAAAGATGCAAATAATTCTAAATTGAGGAGTATTCCCTACTGCTGTTGAATATCCAGAGTTTAATATTAAATCTTGCCACAGTGTTGAGTAAAATAAATCTGCGTCAATAGATAGCTTAATATTTCCGTTCTCATTAAACTGTAGCGATTTTCCGGTCAAAATAGAGCTTCCTATACTACTCTCTCCATTTACATCAATTAGTTTTTGAGCTACTTTGTATCCTCCCAACGTGCTTGTGATGCTCTCTAAAACTGTTGAGCCGATACCTGTAGGCAAATAGGAAGTTGAATTAAATCCGTCATCGTTCATTTTCACAATGCCTGTATACAGGTTATCATCACTATCTTTGTAGTTTATGTTATGAATAAATTCAGTACCTGTGATACTGCCACTTTTGACGTCTCCGAGTTCTGCCGTAATAGCTGAAAGTTTGCCTATCCTTAGAGCATTATAATCCAAGGGCAACTCTTCCCAACTTTCTCCATTGAAAGAGAAAACACCGATTATCGTTTTAGTGATTTCATCTATTTTAAACCAAGTGTCTCCTTTTAGTGGCTTACTTGGCTGTGCTTTATCAAAAACTGGTTTATGATTAGTACTTGATTCTACTAATGCGTTATTAGCAGTCGTTATCGCTTCATCTATTTTTTGACTAGTTTCCGGGTCAGCCTCTTTGATATTCAATGTTTGACTGACCCATTTTTCTCCATCCCATCTTCGTAGCACATTAGGTGAGGCACTACTATCCATCCACAATAAATCGGTGGTTGGGTTTAACGGTGCTTCACCAGCTACTATTGCATCATTAATATCCGTTAGTGTTATTTCCGCTGCTGCTCTAATTGTCATCATCCATCATCCTTTCTTCGGGCATAACATAAATTCGGTTATATCTTTTACCTCCATCACCTTGCCCTAGGTTCAATTGCATCATTCTCTTTCCATTTGCATCAAGAAATGGATAAGCCCCTTCGCACTCATTAGTTGAGCCTTGTACAGGATAGTATTTTTGTTGAAAAACATGATGATAAACTAAACTATTGCTTACCATATCCCAGCACCAAAGTTGGTTTTTATCAGCTCCTGTAAAGTTTCCTCCTGCTGACAAATACGCATATGGAAACATTACATGCATTCCTTGCAATGTATATAAAGTAGTTGTAAATCCGCAATCTTTTGTCCGAAATGTATACAGAGGGGCTATTCTTCCGGCAAATAAATCAGACTTTTTACAAACATTAATTGTTAAATTTGAAACTCCTGGACTCATAACTACGTAGTCGCTTGTTTGGTCGTATGTCACGCGGAATCCGTCAGGTGCTTCAAGTTTAAATGCCATTGAGTCGTCATAAAACTGTTCTTTGAAAGGGACATATTTAAACATTGCTATCGCTTTCTCTGCCTGTGGCAATGGTGTTACATAATAAGACCAAATGTGAGTCTCACCAGATGTAGAATCCACACCAAACATAGTCCCATGACCTCCACCGAGAGCCCACATCATATCGACAAAAGTACCATCAAGTGTAGTTCTATAAATGTTATAAGATTGTTGCCCACCGACTTTACTTTTTTTACTTCCATAATATTCTTGTGACCAGTAAATATAGCCATTTTGCACATCTATTTGCGCACATTGCATAACCGATAAATTCACTTCTACCCCCGCGGGAAATTCACGTGGTAGTTCTGCAAACAGGTAACCTTGCCCTTCATTAATCATAAGAATGCTAGCTTGGCTTCCTTGATTAACTGAACATCTAATTGTCGCATTAATAAAAACATCTTCACTAGATATGTTAACTACATTACCAGCTCCTGCATGTTCATTTTCCCAAGCTAAATCATGTGTACCGTCATTGTTTATTTTCTCCCAGATAAAATCGCCACGTTCTATGTTTGTCGTAATGTTTAGTTTCCCATCATATACTCTTGCAATGAGTTGTGTTGTTCCAGCATTATTTTTAAAAGTAGAACCATTTGTACTAAACAGTTCTACCTTCCATGTTTTTGTGTCTTCTATTTGTTTTTTTGCTTCTTCAATTTGCGCTTGAAGTTCCCAAATAGCCAGCGGTGTGACGTTTTCCAATTCGATATAATCACCAAGTACAACCTTGTTTTTAGACGGATCACTAAAAGAAGTTGTCTTTTCTATGATTCTTGCAGATAAAGTTATATCCATATCCAAATCGACTACCCTCACTGTGTCTCCAAGTGTGACTTGGTGTGGCTCATACCCTAACATCTCTGCTAGTAATATCACGTCTACCTCATACGTGGATAAAGGATGATTAACTTTTTCAAGCTCCAGTAGCGCCCAATCTTTTAAAGCTTGCGCATTTGTTATCGTATCTTTTGTTATGACCCCTTTTAAATATTCTCTGCCATCGTTGTACAGCCAGTTCGCTTCATCATCATAAATATAATTTAAACCATCGTTTACTGATTTAATTGTCAGCCCATCTTTCCCAATCGGAATGAGAGCAGTGTACATCGTTTTATCAGTTGTGATTCGTTTAAGACCTTGAATGTCTCTTGCGTACTCAAATCGTTTCGCAGTATTGTTGCCTCGTTCGTCAACTAAATCAAATTTATAATTAATGATTTGACCGCCAAAGCTCTCCACGTAAGCATCAATTTCTGCTTTATACTCTGAAATAACTTGTTGTAATCCAGCTTGCGCAGTTATATTGTCTGCAAATTCAATAGTACGTATTTGCCCAACAAATTCTCTTTTACCAATTGACCAGCCTGTCTGTTGTAAAATGTATTCAAGTGCCATGTCTGCTCTTATATCAGTTAGCACTTTATTAGATATAATTGTTGCATTTAAATCATAAATAAATGCATTTTCTGCTGTGGCTTTAATGTATCGTCCTTGCATATTTAACCCGTTCTCAGCTTCATAAATACGAAATAATCGTAACTTAGCTTGTTCGTCTTCAAACAAAATATAATTACCTTCGTGAATATGTTCAGCCATTTCATGTTCTGCGGGGATGGTAACGGTGTATGTGTCATCAAAGTTTTCAAGTTTCTCATTTCTCTCATCATCCCAAAAAGGACACGAAAAAGGCATGTCATTTGATAACACGCCTACAGTAATTCTTTGTCTGTTCAATACAGTTAACATATTTCCCCTCCTTCCTCAATAAGTCGTTGGTCTATATTCAATAGACCAGTCCGCTCCTTCGCTGAAAGCCACCGGAGTTTGATAGCCACCAAAAAACGAAGGAAAAGAACTCCCAATCGCTAGATTTTCCATGAACACTGAACCATTTTTCATAATAACTCCAGCTTCGCAGTCAATCATTATCTCATCCCCTGCATGAATTATGACCTCCGGATTATTTTTCACATCTGCCTCTGGATTAACTTTTTGTACAACTAAGTCGCAAAAAACAACATCGTTATCTTTATATGTCTGATTATTGAAGTCTTCTGTGATATCCATTTTTGCCATATAAATGCCGATGCCCGCTAATTTAGTTGGAAATTTATTATTTGAGTCTTTCCATTTATAGGTTCGTTTCCAAGCTTGACTACCTTTATCATTCAATTTAACTATTTCCGCAATAAACAACTGTCCACGCTTTTCAATAGAAAGATTAAAGTAAGCATCTGAAAATTCATTATAGTTATTTCCAACCTCATACGTCGTATTTATTGTTTTCCAAACTTGCTTAGTTTTTGTTTTGCCTTTTTCTGTATACTTAACTGTTTGTTGTACTTTTTTTGAATAAACCACTTTCGTATTCTTTTTCTTAACTACTTTTCCCTCAGTTGCAGCAAAAAGATACCTGTCTTTCGTTGTCCTCCCAATTTCTAATCCCAAATTCATAGCTCGCCCGTTTTGGGCATCTTTAATCATAAATTTACCCATCCGTTTGCTATCTTTGTCTAACAAATACAATTCTATTTTTGTTCTAGCGCGCGGGTATTTTTGAGTAATATTTGCTAATCGAGCGGTGACTTTCCAATTGTCTAATTCTGACGTCAACATTCGTTTCATTACAGGACCTCTCCACGATTTGTATGGCGCGGTTTCTGTTTTTTCACCATAGGAATTTACACGAATAGTATTGATAGTCTGTTTAAAAGAACTTGTTTTCGCAGGCTTACCATTTTCTAATTCCCAAGTAATATTACTTTGCCCAATGCCATCCCACAACGTCATGTCATTTGCTCTATCGGACAACACGTTCTCATACATTTTCACAGCTGTTTGTCCTGTATCGGGGTCAATATCAGCCCCTAAAAATATATAATCATCATCTGTTGCAAATGATAGACTAGTTAAATCTTCAGTCGCTATCGCATGAATAATTGGACTTGTTAATTGTGAACCCGCCACCTCGATTATAGCCGGGCTTTCTGGTAAACTAATTTCTTGTTGTTCTCCATACCCACGTGGATCACTACATATAAATGTAATGGTTGTTGTATAATTATCTGTCTGTAATTCTGTTAACTCTGCCATTTGGGCAAAATGACCGTAATAAATCCATTCTGGTTCATCATCAAAGATTATTTCGCTTTCAAAACTATTAGTTTGGATGATTAAGTTATTAAGATCGTGTGCTATTTCTACTCGTTCGGTTTCCGATTTCCCCATAAGCGTAATATTAATGTCAAAGCTTCTAGTACCGACGGAATTCCCAAAAAAGTACCCACCAATTTTGGCAGGTACTTCTTGCATATTCTCAGAGATATTGATTGCATTTCTTTTAATACTATTAACAACTGCTGGAATGTCGTTACTATGAATTCCGGCATACGTAAATCCTATTTTTGCCACGTTGTTCTAACCCCCTGTACTCGGTCTTTACGACTTATACGATTGTTCTGCGTTTTTGTAATTACAGCTTCTACCAACTTCCCAACTTTATCGACATCCAGATACACATCGCTATTTTTTTGAAGTAGTTGCATTAAAATCTGGTTCTGTTGTTGAAGCAGTAATACCATTTCAGAGTTGTCAGGACTATTGACAACAACACTTCCTCCATCGTTTATTCCAATGATTTCTTTTGTTTTTTTGATTAATTGAACTGCTCGATTTTTCCGAGTAAGCGGTATGACTACTTCCGGCTTATTGTTCTCAGCAACTTCTATCATTTCATTTTTGTTTACAAAACCACCATTAGCAAATCGACGATGCCCTCGTGGTCCCCAACCTCGTTTACCATAAGGTAAATCGTTTCTCCACGATGAGTTGTTGAAGAAAGCTAGTAACTGGTCATAACCAGAAAATATATTGTTATGCCCTTTCATTCTATACGCATTGAATGTTTGTGGGATATATTGAAGCAATCCTTTAGCTGGATTACCTGATAGTGTATTAACATCCACAACAGCAGATGACTGAGTAATCTTTTCATTCCCGCCAGATTCACGATGAATTTGTGCAATGATACCTTTTAATTCTCCTCCGGATAAATCAACTTTCATTGCAAGAGCAGCCTTTTTAATTACACTAGACCAAGCAGAAGCACCTTTCCCAGCCGGTCCTGCCACTGGCGCCGTTTCTTTAAAACCAGACAGCATTTTTTCTAGAGGTGAACCGATACTGTTTTTCAAATAGTTCAGCACATCGGAACCTAAATTTCCATCGTTCCCCATTTTCACGCCTACAGATAAACCACCAAAAAGTTTATTTAAATTTTTGATAGGATGTGCTGCCCAGTCGAAGGCTTTTTTAGAAAAATCAACTACTTTCCCAGCTACAGCTTTTGTTCCATCCCATGCGTCACTTAAGAAATCATTGATCGTTGAATTGCCACTTGCAAATCCAGGTAATGCTTTACCAAGTCCACCTTGCATGACTTTTTTTGAATCTGCATGATTCAAAATTTTAGTACCTGGCGCAACATGCGTTATTTCTGCACCATTTGCACCTAAAATTTGTGCTTGTGCTTTGCGTTTATTATATGCAATCTCAAATCCTTCTTCGCCAGCCATAATTTGTCCGGATGCATTATTAGAACCTGTGTAATCCATTGCTAGCTGACTACCATACGACGTTCTTTTTTTGCTAGATGATTTTGAAGTTTTAGTGTTATTGTTGTAACCTGCTGGTTTCCATTCTGGTATGGTAGGTAAACTAAAGAATTTTAATACTTTATTTATTCCACCTGTGACAGAGTTAATTACTTTAGCTAAACCTGCTTTGAAGTTATCCCATTTGGACAAAGACTCTCCAGTTTCCCAATCTACTTGTTTCAGGTGACCAGAGGCTTGTTTTTTTGCTTGATCAACAACGCCATTATGCATTTTTTTTGCTTCACTTACTGATTTGTTTTTTTGGCTTTTTGCTTTTTTTACAATATCATCATGTTGCTTTTTCGTAATAGTTCCATTTACATAGTATTCTTTATCAGCTGCAGCAACTACATCCTTATATTTCTTGTTAGCTTCTTTTACTGCTCCATCTTTTGCTCTCTTCGATTCGCTAACCACTTTCGAAGCTTGTTCTGTACTTAATTTTCCACTACTGTCTTTCAGTTTTCCTAAAATTAATTTTTGCTCTTTTGCAGACTTACTCAAAGAACTAACCACAGCAGTTTCTTGTTTTTTAGATATTGCTTGAATTTGATTACTATATATTTGATTACTAGTTTTACGTTGATTTGCAGCATTACGTTTGATGCTCGTAATTTGCTGTTCCTCCGAAGCAGTTAAAACTCTACCTTCCTTTGCGGCTTTTGCGTTAATTGCTTTTATGTCTGCTTTCTCTTTCTTTGTAATATTAGCATTTTTAGTAGCCATGTCTTCATTTAGCTTTTGAATTTGTTCGTTGTTTTTCTTCACTTCATCTAATGACAATTTTTGTATTTTTGCTTGCTTCTCTTTAACCGCTTTTATGTCTGCTTCTGATAACATGCTATTCTTTGACAAAGTATTTAAATTCTTATCAGTACTTTTTTTAGTCTTCTCAAAAGATTTCTCGACTAACGCAACCATCCCATTATAATTTTTGCTAATTTTATCAGATGTTGATTTAGTGATTACATCCCCGGACATTTCCAAATACTTTAATTCAGAGATTGCGTTTTGAGACATAGTTTTATATGAGTTTACATTTTTTGCTGTATCTTTGCTAATACCTTTTCCGGAAATATCCGTTTTCAAAGGATTAGCAAACACATCTTTTATAGCCGCATATCCTGCTTTCGCCATTTTAATTTGATCGTTAATTTGATTAACTGGATTCAATAGAATAGGATGTTCTTTTGCTGAGAATGAAAGTGCATCCCAAATCAAATCGAATTTAGCTTTATATTCAGGGATTTCCTTCTGTATTTTTTTACCGAATGCCTGCCCAAATTTAGTTCCAGCAATACCTCCTATTGCCGCACCTACAGCTGTTCCAATTCCTGGAGCAATTGCTGTTCCTATAGCGGCTCCTGCTGCCCCGCCAGCTAAGCTCCCACCAGCGCTACCAGCTTTATCGCCAGCATTTTTCTTATTAATACCAATAAGTTGTGTTGCAGATAATGCAATTCCTAGACCAGGTAATGCCTTCCCGACGCCTTTCAAACCAGCCCCGATTTTTCCGAATTTGCTATAACTCGCAATATCGCCTGCCATATCAGCTGTAGATAATGCTTTTGCTCCTTTGCTTCCTTTAAAAAATGAGCCAGCTTTACCTAAGAAACCTTTACCTTTTCCTCCACCGACTGGCAAAGCATTTCCAGCAAGTTGAGTAGTCGCAGCATTAGTTCCAGCAGCAACAGAGTTTTCTGCTAACGCTGCTGTTAATTTCTTTACAGGTGAGATAGCAGCCGCTGCCCCTTTTGCAATAAATCCAAATGCTAGTCCAGCAACCGGAATCGCTACCGCAACTACACCTGCTGTAGAGATAACCGTTTTAGTACTATCATTCAAACCATTAAACCAATCAGCTGCTTTTTGAATGTACTTTCCTAGACCACGTAATACCGGAGTCAATGATGTTCCAATGCTGATAGCAAAGGTCTCAATTGCACCAGAAATTTCTTCAATAGTACCTTTCAGATTATCCATTTTCATTTTAGCTACGTCATCAGCAGTTACTTTTCCCATTTCAGTGCGCATTTTCTTTATTCCATCCGCGCCTTCACGATAAGCAATATTCCCAGCACGAACTGCATCGGAGCCAAACATAGCACCTAGCGCTGCACTACGCTGTTCGGAGTTCAAATCTTTTAGACTGCTTTGCAATAGACCAGATATTTCTTCTGCTGATTTTAATTCCCCGTTTGTATCATAAAATGCGGAGTGGACTGCGCCAGTGGCAACGGTCAATTCTTCAAATTCTTTGTTCACTTTAGAAGCACTTGCCTTTGGACCTGCCAAACTTTTAGCTAAATCTTGAATTTGTCCCATTAATTTATCTGTATCATTCGAGAGTGGTTTAACACCATTTTCTTGCAATACTTTCATAGCGGTTTCATTGTCCACAATGCTTAACCCAAGAGCATCAAATTGTTCCCATGCTGCCTTTGTTGTAGGGTGTAATCTTTGTAGCATAGTTTTGAGAGAGGTCCCCGCATCGGAACCTTTTAAACCATTTTGTGCGAATACTGCTAACATTGTAGATGTATCATCAAATGAGAGACCAACGCCACTGGCAACAGCAGAAACTTGTTGTAAAGACATCTTCATTTCTTCTACACCTGTGGCAGAAGCATTTGCTGCACCAGCTAGAATGTTTGCCGCATCCGCCACGCTCAAATTATCATCCTTGAACGCATTTAAAACTGTAGCTGCAATTTCTGCCGCTGACGCTAAATCTAACTCGCCAGCTGTTGCTAATGAAAGCGCTCCAGACAATCCGCCATTTATAACATCTTTAACTGAAAGACCTGCCTTTAAAAGTTCTTCTTGTGCCTGTGCGGCTTCTAATGCGGAGTATTTCGTATCCGCACCTTGTTGAATAGCGAGTTCTCTTAATGCATCTTTATATTGATTTACCTCGCCAGGGGACATAACAGAAAGAGTATTTGACATTTGTTGTTCAAAATCAGCCGCTTTTTTGGTAGCAAAACCTAAACCAAGCGCAACTGGAGCCATATACAAACTTCCTTTTTTCCCGAAGGCGACAAGCTTATCACCTGTTTCATTTAACTTTTTTTGATACTTGTCTAAATCTTGAGTCACCGCTCCCCACGGTGAACTTTTAACAGCTTGCTCTCTCTTGAATTTCTTATAAGATTCTGTCGTAGTATCAATCTTTCTTTGCAAATTATTGTAATTTGCAACTTCATTGTTTACTGCTTTTTGTCCAGCTGATAAAGCTTTTGGCATTTGTTGTAGTTCTTTGTTAAGTTTGTTATACGCTTTTTGATTTGAGTTGACTTCTTTTTCCGCTTCTTTTAATTCTTTTTCAGTTGCATTGCCAGATTTAGAAAGCTGTTCAAAACGTTTTTTTGACTCAGTCAACGTTTTATTAGACTCTTTCAACTCTCCATTTAAAGAAGCATTTCGTTTTTCTAAATCTTTAAAATCGTTTTTAGTTTGAGAAACCATTTTGCTCTGAACAGATAACTTTTTATTAAGTCCATCTAGTTCTGTTTCATAACGAGATAATGTTTTTTCTCCTTTGCCAAAGGCTGAAAGATTTGCTTTCATTTCGCTATTCACAGAACCGAGGGTCCTTTTCAACCCTTTCATTCCCTCGTCCACTCTAGTAGCATCTAGGTCTAGGTTAATCGACAATCCTTGAAGTTTATTCATTATTTACCCCCTTCCTCGATTGACATCTTGATATTGTGATACAAAGTCAACAAGTGAAACTTTGTTATTTTCTGATTTTGCTTCTTCTTTTTCGATTATCAGACGACATAACTTTTTGTATTCTTGATCGTCCGTTTCTCGAATTGTCCAGCCATACTCTTTCATGCAGTAACGCCTAATTGCATCGAGATCGGACAAAAACTCGGTAAGCGTTATTACTTTGCTTCTTCGTCTTCGTCATCTTCAACATCATACTCTTCTGGTGAAATTTCTCGAAAGACAGACACCAAAGTATCGTTTAATTTTTTTGAAGGAATATTTTTTTTAAGAAAATCCACACTCAAATTCTTGTCGTTAAATAATTTAACTATGAATTTCAACTGCATTTCTAGAATCATCGTTTTTTTAGGATTATCAGAAGTGTTAATGTATTCTCTAATTTTTTCTTGCATTTTCCAGTAGTCTTCTAATTCAATTACAGAGGTATCTCCTCTCTCATAAAGCTCTTTCTTTTTTGTTTCTTTGTTAAAAATTTCTAATTTAATCACTATTTTCTCCACCTTTTTTATGATTTTGGTCAACAAAAAAAGAGTAGGATTTCACCTACTCTTAAAATATTTTATCCTTCTGGTACTACTGGTGTTTCAACAAAACCAGGAAAAGCCATGTTGTAAATTTTATCTCGGAATTCTTCGCCCACAGCCATCGCGAAAACGTCCCCAGCATCATTATAAACAAATTCACCAGTGAGACTAGTTGCTTCGGGTTCCTTTGGTTTGTCTTCAGACGTGTTTAATTTAACATCATCTTGTCCATACTTTCCTTTTAGTAAAGCAAAGAATACCGGTTCCCCTCGCAAGGTTTCACTTTCCATCACGCATGAAGCGTATGGTGGAGCAGTGTTTTTTCCTACCGTTACAATACCATCTGCATTCTTTTGACGACCCAATAGATCTTGTCCTAATTCAAACGGAAGTTCCATGATACCGATTGTTTGCTTAACATCACCAGAACCTTTTTTGGAAATGTAGTATGGACCATTCGAAGCGAAAACTTTAATAGCTTCGGCATCAAGACCAGAAATATCAGCTTCAACCGTACCACCTTTTTTATTCTTACCGTTTACTTCTACTTTTTTTGTTACTTTTTCGTCTTTTTCATCATAAATTCCAAAAGTTGCTTTTTCAAACCCGATTGTTGTAATCATTTATTTCACTCCTATTATTTTTTTATTGATATAGTTTGTAGGGCAATCCACTGTATTTTCGTGCATCTACAAATCGCCCTGTTTCTGGGAAATATTCATCTAAGCCACCAGCGAGTTGTCCAAAACCTATTCGTTTCATTTCTTTTCTAACTTCTTCTTGTATTTGTTTAACAATTAATCTATTGTCAGATTGTACATCGATTTGTACTAAAAAATCTTCCCACACAGCCTCGTTACTAGAAAAATTTGTTGGTACTGGAACATCTAAAGGAATGATTAACAAGAAAGTTTTGTTAGAATCACCCGTGCTTGGAAAATCATAATATTTTATTCTCTCTTCGCAAGTAGTGTGAATGATATCGTTTTTACTTAATGTCGTATATATGATGTTCAAAATATCAATCATAATTTATCACCTATTTTCTTCTGTACAATTGCCCTATAAGCTCTTTCAGATATTCTTAGTGACCTGGCAACACTACCTGTTCCGGCTGGTGTGATTTTTTTACCATTCCTTGTATAACCATACTCGTTGAGATGAATTATTTTGTACCTGTCTTTAGGACCTTTCCAGTCAATCTTTATACTTCTTACCCCATTGTCATACGAAGGTTTTTCTATATTAATCTCATCAATCGATGCACCTGTGTCTTTAAATTGAACAAATTCACTTTTAAGCGTTTTTGCAACAAGGGCTGCGCCTGCAATTAAAGCAGGGTCTACTAATTGTGGCAAGTTTTCTCGTCCAAATATACTAACTAACTGTCTTTCCAACTCTTCTACTCCAGTAACTTCTACACTCATGTTTGAACCCCCAGAAGCACATTTACAAAGCTATTACTTTGCAAGTCTGGGCTAACATCAATCACATTAAATCTTTTGCCCAAATAGCGATAATCTAATATTTCTACATAATGTTTGTTACTAACTGTATATTCACCTTTAGTGTCTCGAATATTAATTGTGACAGCTTCTTTTGTTCCCGTGCCATGTAAAATTTCTAAATCTTTCATGGATGGTTTATAAACTTCTGCAAAACATTCGAAAAGAGTAATCTTTTCTATTTCACCTGGTGAAGGACCACTTACCGGCTGATATTCAAAAAAAACAACCGGAGTACGTAAATCGCCACTCTGAACTTTTTGAGGTTTAAACTGAAACTTCATCAGATTCACCACTTTCATCTGCATAGAGAGAGAAGCCTAAGCTAGTTATTTGTGATTGAAAGTTTTCGTTGAAGAATTCTATCGAATCATTATACGCATATCTAGTACGATCAATGACCAATTCTCTTGCCCTAACATGTTCATCTACATTAAACAGCCCGCATTTTTCTTGTAAATCAGCAATAGAAAAAGATAGCAACTCTTTTAAATTGCTATCTTCGCTATTGTGAGAAATGTGCATACGCTCTTTAAATTTTTTAAGAAGGTCATCTGATACTTCCATGTACAGCACCTACTTTTTTTTATCTTTTTTTGGTTCATCCAATCGTTTTAAAAAAGAAGCTCCCAAATTGTCAGCGACTTCATCTGCACGTTTTACAGTCAATTCAATTTCAGTTCCTTTTTCATATACTTCTTTTGTTTCTTTGTCTTTGAATTTCTTTAATACTTCAAATTTAGCCATTTACAATCACCCTTCCGGAGTTTGATCTGTTGGTTTGATATTTAATGTCCACACAGCGGCAGCTTTTTCGTCTTTGGCTTTACCATACGCAAATTGTTTTGCAGCATATAAGTTAAGATCTTCAAATGCAAGCGTTTGGTCAAAAGTAGAAATATTCAATGCTCCACCAACAAGTGCATCATAACGTTTTGCAACATAAGAAATAGCTTTCTTTTCTGGAACGAATAATGATTCAATGATATTTAAATTGTAAGGCAAAGCAGTCACATACACACCGTTTGCATTTAAGCTTGTGTACTGTTTTTTAACGTCCCAAGCATCTGTAGGATTGACTAGTAACGTAACTTCACCAGCTACATTTAGTGGCTTGCCATTTTCTTTTACGGAATGATATTTATATACATCTGTTAATTCATTAACAGTTACCTTAGAGCTAGCAAATGTCAGTGTTCCAGATGCAACTTTTTCTGGATATACACCATCTACTACGTTAGTGCCTTTTCCAACTTTGCGAGTTAGACCAACAGGTTTATCTTTACCATCACCAATAATAAACGCGCTTTCTAACGCCACTGCGAACGCTTCTTCAATTTGAGTAACTACAAAACGTTTCACCCATACAGGTCCAAAATTTTCAAGGTCTTTAGGAACTACTACAAAAGCGGTTAATTTATTCTGAATAGATTCTTCTTCACTGAATGTAGCATCCAATTGTCCTTTGATTTCACCAAAGATTTTGCCCCATACAGCAAGACCACTAGTTTCGGATTTTAAGAACTTAGTACGTAAACCGGTTGTACGCATTCCAATAGATGCAAGGAAAGGATGTTCAGTTGTTAGATCTTCAAAAATTTCATCCACGACTGTTTGTGGTAGCAATGTTTCTTCTTTGTAACCAACTTCTTTATTAATATCATTGAAGAATTTAATTTCTTCATTCGTGATATTTTTGTCTGTTCGGCTAGCTGAAATATACTGGTCCGCCTCTTGACGCGCTTCTTTTTTGGCTTGATCCATAATATCAGCAGCCATTGCATCTACCATTTCCACATAAGCCTTGTTTTGAATTTCTTGTGTCTCTTCGTTTTTAACAGTATTGACAAAAGCTGTTCGTTTTTCCTCGTAATTTACAAGGTTGTTTTTTAATTTGATAGTCATAATCTATTTCCTCCTATTTTTTAGTATTAAAAAAGAAACCGTTTGAAAGGATGTATATTTTCTTTTTTCGGCTTCTCTTCTTTATCATTTGATTGTTCTAACTTATTTATTACTTTTCCTACAATTGCATCGATATCTAACTGCGGCGGTTTTATATTATTTATGATTTTTTCAATTGCATCCTGTGGGATTACCGGCGAGAGACTGGCAACTAACTGCGGTGCTTTTTCATTAGAAAACATTACTTCATCAGCAAAGCCAGCTTCTACTGCTTGTTGTGCGTTAAACCAAGTAGTTTCGCCCATAAGGTTTAATAGTTCGTCCATGTTCTTTCCAGTCTTGTCCATGTAAGCATTTGCCACAGATACATTGAAACCTTTTGAAACCTTTGCTTCATGTTCAAGATCTCGATAATCACCAAATACTCCGGAAGCGACATTATGCACCATAATTTGGGCTGTGGGACTAATTTCCACTTTATCTCCTGCCATCGCAATGACCGAAGCCGCACTAGCAGCTATACCTACAACTTTCACATTTACAGTTCCGTTATATCCTTTCAATGTAGTATAAATTTCACTACCAGCATATACATCACCACCGCCAGAATTGATAATCACATCAATCGATTCATTGTTTTCTGGTAAAACGATGTCTCTTGGGCTAGTACTTTCCATATCAAGCATGTCATAAATCCATTTTTGATTATTTGAAATAATCGTTCCTTTAATCTCCAACTTCATTCATTCTCACCTCCTTCATCAGCTGACTGATAGTTTTTAGTAATTAAATATTTATCTAATTCCGGATTATCTACTCGTTCAGCGCCCAATAATTCTCGAACTTCATTACGATTAAATGAACCAGAAGCAACCAACTTATCTACAGCTTCTGCATTTTCTATAATGTCTTTTTTGTGTATGATTTTGATATGTTCACCTGCTAAAAACTCGCTAGAAGTAAATAATTTAGCGTTTAATTCGTCTTCTAGTTTTTTAGTGAGTGGATCAATACAATATTCCATATAAGCTTTCATATTGTTACTCAAGTCTGCCATGTCACCATGCAATAAAGAAGAAGGAATGCCGAGAATACTTGCCACATAATCAATCATTTCTTTACGTAACTTTTTAACTTCATCAAAACTTTGACTATTATTCACGCTTGTTGTTCCAAATTCTTCATAATTGAAGCCTTCCAATTGAGGAACAATCGCAATTTCGTTGTTGCTAAACGAGGCGTAGACTTTGTCAATGTATTCTTGTAGCTTTATTTGTTTATCTTTATCTGCAACGCCTGCCATTTTGAAGTTGACAGCTCCACGAATTTGAAAGTTGCGCATTTGTGCGCGAATCATTTTTCCAAACAACTCTCCATAATCCTCGAACATCCCATCTGTGAATGCCGACAATCGTTCATTTCCATATTCTAAGAAAATAACATCATCCATGCTGAACTTTCGCTCGTAACAATAATTTTTCACTGTAACTCCTTCGAAAATGTCTGGAAATAACGCAAACTCGTTTCTCACATAACTATCAGCAATTAAAAAATCGTCTGTATCTGAAAGGACAATTAAGCACTCATTATCATAAATTAGCTTATAAATCACTTTCTCCCAAAATGAGCTTGAACTCATATCTGTATTTGGACGAATGTTTAACTTATAATACAATTTATCCCGCACGCTAATTTCTCCATTTTTTAACCTAAAATCAGATTTTGCAATGGTTCTCGCGATATGTTTTACACATGTATTTAAAGCCATTTTCTTTAAATATACTTTTGTAGTTTTGTCCTCTAAAAAGTCTAAATCCCACATCCACTCAATTTCTTTGTTTCTTTTAAACAGTTCTGTAAAGAGTCCCAATTTATCACCTCCTTGTGCTATAATCACCTTAAAATAGGGAGGTGATTATATTGCGTTTAAATCAAGACTGCGTTCGTCAAGTTATGCTAGATATAGAAGAAAGAATGCCTTATGGTGGATATTTAGCCTATAATCAATTGTTAGACTTTAATGCACACAAGCAATTTGGTTCAGATGACGTAAACTACTGTATAGAAAAGTTAAGCGAAGCTGGTTTCTTAACAACTAGAACTTTCATACAGTCGGGTTCTAAATACGATGTTTCAATAGAATCCATTACCTGGCAAGGTCATCTATTTTTAGATAATATCAGAGACAATGAATCATGGAAAAAAGTAAAACAAATAGCTGACAAAGTTGCTTCTGCTTCGCTGTTAGTAACTGCAGAACTAGCAGGAAAGTATGCACTTTCCACCATATCCAAACATTTAGGTCTATAGTTATTCAGCTTAAAACGCAATCGCGTTAAGCATGTTCAATACCTCTTCTACATCAATATCTTCTATTTCATCCGCACGCCAAAGAGCATGGACAAAAGCCTGAAATCCATCAGTTTTACGTCTATGCTCGTCTTTTTTAAGATACTCTTTATTCCCATCCGGTTTGATTTTCACTGCAACATTATTTGTATACCATCGCATTAACGGATTATCTCCAAACACAATACGATGATTAGCAAATAGTGTTTCAATTCGCGGAGCTAGCAAACTATGAGCTGCACGTGGATTTCTAATAATCTCCAGTTCGAATCCTTCTGCTTCAAACAGCGGGCGCATCAGGTCCATTCGGAAATTATCTCCAATTACTTTTTGAATACCATATGTTTCTCGCATTTCAACAAACCAATTGACCACATGACGAGGGTCGATTGTAGGTTCATCTACAATGGTCAATAATCCCTGTTTTTCCCATTCTTTAATGGGTGGTTTAAGGTTTGCGATATCCAAATATCCTTTTCTAGCAAAGGAATGCGTTTTCCAAATATAATCGTCGCCTACACGAAACAGCAATCCAACAGCCGCAAAGTCCTTAACGCTTGCATAGTCAAACGCACCAATACAAGCTCGGTTTTGGAGTTCTGGCATTTCTCGGTTAGTTGCGAGAATATCTTCCCACGGTGCTACTACCTTTTCCAAGTCTACTTCTGGAAGGTTCATTCGTTTAGTCATGAATGCTTCTCTGCCGCTTGGATTATTCGTTAATGCTTCATATTGTTTTCTAACTTTATTTAGTAAGCGTTTAGAACGAGGACTTAATGGCTTTTCAAAAGCAGGATTTGCTTTTTCCCACATATCTTCATTCTTGACTTCCTCTGGATTATCTAGCTTACAAATAAAAGGAAACATGCGATCATTAAGATTTTCACCACTTAAAATTGCTTTACTACGTTCTTCCAACTTGTCATAAAATCCCGCTCTTACAAATCCATTAGTGCCAATAAAAAATTCTCTGGGATTTGCGACTTTGCCAAGTCCTCCAGAGAATACATCAATTATTTGTCTATCTTCATATTCATGTGTTTCATCATAAATAACACAGCCTTCACGACCACCATCTTTAGTTTTTGCATTTGACGTTTGAAATTTAAAAACACTGTTGGTTCCTTTGCCAATAATCTGTGCTTTCCACGCGTCAAAGCTGCCTTCCAATTTAGGATTTCCGTCTATTGTATTAAATACTTCTTTAAAACTAACTTTCGCTTGGTCTTCGGAATTCGCTACTACCGAAACATCGTAATTGTTAATCCCATGTAGCGGACTTATAAAATAATTTGATAATGTACTTATAAACCCGTTCTTACCGCCACCGCGACCAAGTGTTATAAAGAACTCTTCATAAAACAGTTCATTGTCTTCTTTAAAATATAAAAAAATAAATGGTGCAATAAACTTTTCCCAGTTATCCAAAGGAAAGTACCATTTTTCACTAAAAGCAATATAATTTTCTATTTGTGTCTCATCAAAATATATATCATCTCTACTAAGAACATGTTTTTGTAAGTAATTTATTAGATCGATTCGCTCTTTATTGAGTAGTATTTTTCCACTTTCATACGACTGTATATAGTTATCAACGTGTTTATTTGATATCATATCAAGTCACTACCATCTTGATTATCATTTTCGCCTTTGAATATAAAAGAACGTTCAATAGATAATAATGAAGTGTTGATTCGATTTTTTTCTTGTATTGCTGGATTAGTTTTCGTGAATTTTTGCGAGCCGTTTTCAGTGACAACAACAGCACCATCCACTTCAATGCTTTTGTCTAACTCGTAATATATACGTATTAAATTAATATAACGATTAACTTTTTCGAGTTCTTTCTGACTAGTAGTATCAATATTTGATAACAATTCTTTTTCCAATTTCTTTATGTTATATTCCACTTTCAACCCTCCCTCCTTCATGAGACTTTTTAATATTTCTGCGGAGAAGACCCCCACACCGTTCCCCAGAGCCAAATTAAAGAGCAAACCTTTGACCCGGGGGGTGTCACCATCGTTCATCATTCACCCATTTATTTATTTTCCTTCTAAATTGAAAGCGATTATGTTTTTTGTTATGACACTTTATACACAGAGTAGTGAGATTATCTATATCAAGCGCAAGTTCAGGATGATGTTCTAAATCCTTGATATGGTCCACATCGAGTCTTTTATGCTTGTCTGGATCATGATAATCAGTAAACACCTTGCCTTGCCTCTTACACTCTTGACATTCATAGTTATCACGCTTTAATACTTCTTTACGTATGCTTACCCATGCCTTTGATTTGTAGAATGTATGACGTTCTGCTTGTGTTAGCATTAGTACCTAGTCTCTTCACTATTCATTTCTGCAATCTTAGCCAGATTACTTTCAGTAGATAATGAATCTCCAACATTTATACATAGTCTTGAACCTTCATTGTCTACATCAATATATACAATGTCTAAGTTTAATCTTTCGGTTGGTTTAGTTTCAAGGTATGAATCTGTTACCCATAACAACCTAAGTGATTCTAAGGCTTGATGTGGCAATTGTCCGTAGTCATCACCTTCATACTCTATAATAGGAACATCACCTTTGTTTGGTATACGAATGCTTAAATAGTCTTGTCTATTATTTGTAGAGCCGCTTGCCAATGATTTCATCACTATCACCTCAATCATTTAAAAAGCCCAGCACGCAACGTACTGGACTTCATTGTTCTATGTATCCGTAGTTATGAGACCTGAATACTTCTACGGTAGTATTCGTCAATACTTTGTATTTCATCCAGTCGAATCCGGAATGAATTTCCGTCACTAGACACAGGACCCGTTCCACATTGTCAAGAGGTGTGTGCGGTTTAATATATACTCGGCAACATAGCAACCTCCCGCTATGTCATCATAAGATTATAGATGCTCAGTTCCGTCTAACAGTTCATGTTCCATTGCTTCGATTTCATTATCTGAAGCAACACCTTTAATCGCTGATATGTGAGACATCTTATTTGTTCTTGAGTAATAAGACGGAATGAACCCATTATGTTTGTTTCTTAGTTCTTGACGTTCTTTATATAATGCTTTAATAGAAGGAACAAGACGTCTAATATTTTGTTCAATAAATCTAGTTGGTATTCTAATAATTTCCCAACCGTGTTCAGATTTATTCAAAGTATTAAGGATAAACACATCTCGTTCTGAATCTTTACCAATCCTAAAACGATGGTGCCCTCCATCAATCTCTAATACAACCTTCATGTCTGGCAAAATAAAATCTACTCGTTTGCGCCCTATTCTTTGTTGTGTTTTTACTTTAATCTGACTTCTTAACAATTCGATACAAGCCATTACTTCATGGGCAGAATCAAACTTGCTACTGTCATTTCTATAAAATTGGGCTACTGTGTTATATGGGTCAAGGTATTCATCCATTTTCATACTACAGCATTCTTGCATTTCTATAAGATGTATTGCTCTTTCAAGTGTTGCTTCGATTTTGTGCGCAATATATTCTTTTTTCTTTTCTTCTATTTTTTTTCGATACTTATGTTGGCATTCAACGCATAAGTTTCTACCGCCAGACAAATCTCTGAAATGTACGGAAGCTTCCTGCGAAATATATTGCTCGCATTCCCAACACCTAACTAAATTCATATAGTCCCCTCGACTTTCATTTTTAATAGGCCCTGCCTATAATACTATAATAAACTTATTTTATTGTTCAAAACGGGCATAAAACGGGCAATATATTTTAATATCCCAACCTTTCAGCTATTGAAAGAATGATTGTTTTATTTCTTCTTCTAGCTGTACTCTCGTCCATATTCAACTTACTAGCAATCCATACCCACGTCGGTTTGCTTCTGTCCCAGTATCTAAACTGAATCAATTGTTTATCCTCGTCGTTCAATCTATTAAGCACAGACTCAATTGCATTTATAATATTCTTTAATCTACTTATCTCTTTATCCATTTGCAGTAACATCACACGATCTTCCACTTCATTACTAATATTCCCTGCACTGCCACCACCTTGGTTCTCGTCAATGTATTCTCTATGCCAAGCGCCCAGTGTTACATTAACTTCCTTTTCCATCAATTCTTTTTTAGTAGAATGATAAAATCTTAATTCATCTTCAATAAGTTTATATTGTGCTTTACGTAATCGCTTTGACATTTAATCACTCTCCTAATAAAATTCTATCTCACACGTTTTGCCTAGTCTTTGTTCAATTAGTTTTTTCAGTTCTTCCTTGTTGACATGCGCCGTGTAATACTCTTCATTTTGATTTCCAAATATCGTTGTGAAGTTAGTAAACTTTTTTAGAAATTCCTTAGCATCTTTTTCGTATTTATCATTTTCAAACATTTTTAACCTTTCATATTTATCTAAACTGATATTTACATATTCCTCCATTGTCAACCAGCCCCATTTTTTTTATATTTTAGCAATACTTGTAAAGGCGAAGAGTCACTTGTCATTTACGACTCCCATTCATATCCTCAACCATGACAAGAGAAATGATTAATAGTAAATTAAACTCTGCTTCTGCGAGACTAAAAAAGCCAAAAGCACGCAATAACACGGTAATGAAAATCATAGAAAAATAAAATGAACTTAATGTTTTAAACATTCAATCACTCTCCATCCATTCAATTAAATCATTCAAATAAAACTGCGCTTTTTTTAAATCTTCAATGCCGTTTTTATGTTCATAGCGGGAAACGTATTTAAGTATGTTCCCAGCAACATAACTCGGATAATCCTTTACTTTTGCTTTAATGTAGTCAAGTGTTTCAATACCGCCTGCTGTGTAATGTGATGGGTTGTTTACGTTGTCAGTATTTTGTTTTTTCATAGATACTCCATTGGATGCAAATGCTTTCATGGCATTTGCGGTGTTATCAAACCACTTTGCAACTTCGTCTTGTTTCACTTTGTATTTTTCGATTGGTATGTTGGGGTGTAAATATTTAGCATAAGAAAGACTCCCACAACTTACTCCTTCTTCCTCTATATGCACAACAGTATTTTGCTTATTCCGTTCCCAAAGCTGCGAGTTATATGACGTAATAGCCTCACCAAAAAACCACGTCCATCCCTCGTTTTTCAAGTTTTCCAGTAACGCATCGTAATCTTCTTGTGTTTCTGTGTGATATATTTTCATTCGTTTTTCCTCCTTGTTTAATGGAATTGTCGCATCAAGACTCATAGCTTCAATGTACATCCTTGATTAAATTTCCATCTGTTTATAAATTTTTGAATATGACTGAACATTGTTATCTCTCCACGGTTTTCAAAATCACTCGGTTACAAAACCTATTTTGTAACCTGTAACCGTCAAACCCACTCTCCCAGAACGCGGTTACAGGTTACAAAAAAAACAGCGAAAAAGTTTTTATTTTCGTACACAGTTCTTAAATATAAATTAAATATAATACTTTTTATTAAGAAAAAAATGTAACTTGTAACTTTTACGTGTCCAGCTACTGGTACTATGCGATTTTAGGAGGTTACATTTTTTGCTTCGGGTTACATTTTTTTGTAACCAATTGTCAGAGTATTTCTCGTATTCCACACAATTAACACTTCTGATAAATCCTTGCAGTCTTGCCATTTATTTTGACTGCCTTCGTCTCTAAATTCATTACATCTTTAATCGTTGCGTTCAATCCTCTTTTACTTTGAACGTTCAATCCATTTTCTTCTGCCCAAAGCTCATATTCTTCGTAAATTTCTGGACCTCGTTTTCCTTCTACATCTAAAATGTCCAGATCATGAACAAATTCCAAAGTACTATCATTATCTTCGTGATATCTTGCGTTGAATTCTTCTACTTTACTGGTCTTAGTGAAATCCTCGTTTTCATAAATACGGAAATATGCTTCAACTACTAATTTAGTCCAGTATTGCAACGCTTTTTCACTTGTGATGTTAGATATAAACCTTTTGTCCTTTTTATTAACTTTCGTAAACATCGGCATCCAAGTAACTCTCCGTTTATAAGAATCTCCTTTTTCAAATGATTTGATAATGTGATTACTTGTGAAAATTAACGTCGGTGTCATTTCCACACTTTTTGCGTTCCCATAAAGCTTTCTCATTTCTACAAAGTCACATGTGGATATGTTCTTCAAGACTTTCATTTGCTCGTTATTAATCGGCTCATCTTGTATATCATCACCTAAGTTTGCTAACCTACCTTGTAATACATTGAAATACCTCTCATCTGTCATGTTTTTAATAGACAATCCTGTACAATTCTTCTGATTTAAAATAGACCTTATAATAGCAAGAAGTGTCCCTTTTCCATTTCCTCCACCGCCTACGAGAATAAAAAACCGACCAATCATTCGTTTTATTTCTTTATCTACAACAAAGCAGTATCCCATCATCTCGAGAACAAACTTCTTGTAATCTTCATCTGAGTCGGTCAAGTGGTTCAAATACTCATCTACTATCTGTACTGCTTCGGTGTCAGGGTCATATTTTGCGTTTATGGAGTATGGTGTGAAATCAGTGTAATCAATCTCAATGAACTTACCATCACGTAAAATCCCATTCTTTAATTTGATATCAAAAACATCATCATCAGGAATCAACTTCGCTCTGTAGTGCATTTGATTGATAACTTCATCAACGTATCTTGTTTTTTGACCATTGCAGTAATTAAATACTAATCTTTTTAACTGATCGTCATCGCTGATATATTCGTTCCCATCAAAGTAGAAAAGTTGTTTCGAATACTTTACAATACGTTTTTCTTTCATTATTAAGTCAGCAATAGCAGCTTCTCCGTCCTTCACTGCTTTTATTTCCATGTCACGTGATATTGTGTCCATTTCATCACGTGGAAGTGGTGTGGCAAATATGACGTTATTGATGAACGTTACTATTCGAGACCATGAAGATATAGTTGCAATTAATGTCCTGTGTCTGAATAACGCTTGATTCCTACCGTCCCCTTCATCCAACCCATTCAAATCAGAAGCTTTTCGAATGCTTTTGAAAATACCAGGGAGTTCTTCACGAATACCACTGTTGTCGATTTCTCTTAGATGACCATTTCTTTTGATAGTTATTGATTTCGTGTTGGCGACATGTTTATATTCGACCTCTACACCAAGCGCACATATTCCTTTTGCTCCTCTAAAAGCACTAGGTTTTTTAAAATAGAAATGTGCGCCTCGCTCTGTCCAGACAATCTGTGTTTTTATTTCAAAATAGGAAATAATATCTTTAATTTGCTCCTTACTCAAGTTATCGATATCTATAATCAAGTCAACATCTGTCAGTAAATAACCTGCATCTTGAAATGTTTCATGATTTTCTGATATATCTGCTCCTGATGAGTCGTGTTTTTCTCCTTCTAAATATTCGACATACACATTTATTCCCACCTCTCAATACGTTGTTTCGCTAAATTATAGTAGAAAGTAATATCAATCAATTGATTAAAGTTTTTTAATTTATCACATTCGTCATTCCATACAAGCATATTGTCAGGGGTGTCTGGAAATCTCACCAGTCCATCATCTTGTCTTTTTTTCTGTAACAAAATCCCTTCTTTTCTTGATGCAAATACTCGATTAATCTTATTATATTGTTTACCATCGCTATCAAAAGTTCCTTTATAAGTCCCACCTGCTTGCAGAATGTACTGGAATAGATGTGGTTTATCTAAATTTTCTTGTATTGTAGTCAAAACGTCTTGATTGTTGACAAGATATTCTACTAAACAAATATCTATAATTCTTATACTATTGTTCTTAAATAGTTGGTCTGAATGATAACGACTTACATCCCCACCTTTTGTCTTAATTTCACCATTTTGTAGAGCGATGTAGTTATTTACATCTTTTTGAATCCATAGTTCAAAATTGTCTTCCTCAAGCGTCAAGTGAAAGTCTTCTTCCCATTCCTTCCATATTGTTTTGTATTCATTACTAGAGGTCATAAACGCCACCCCATCGGTATTAATATTTACCAATGTGACGAAGGGTGAAAGACGTTTACAAAGCTCATATAAGGCTATCTGTCCATATACACAGACACTTAGTGCTGCGTTTGGATTATTTAGTAAGGAGTATTGATTTTTCAAGTTACCGTAAACCGAGTTGAGAACTAATTTTAAAGCATCAGATAACTTTTTATCCTTGTGCTTCACTTCAATTCGTTTATTTAAAATCTCATGATATTTATTTGTTGCGGGTCCTAATGCTTGCAGATTGAGGATGATATGAGGATACATAGAAGCTACATCTAATAGTTTTACATTCTCAAATCTTTGTCTAGTTGAATGAACACCATGCAATCCACCAAATCCAAACTGAATATCACAATCAAATTCTTTTATTGTAATACTTTTCTTCTTCTGTTCTTTATCTTGCCAAATATCGACTACTTCTTGAGGTACAAGTTTTAACATTTCATAATCTCCCTCTGGATCATATTCACCAAGTCGAATATCTGACCATTTTGGTGACGGTTTATCCATCAGAACATTCGCACTAATAGTCGTCGTGTTCCATTTATGCGCTTTAGATTGAAGATTATGTGGGAGCATTTCAATTAATGTGTCTTTGACATTGAAATAATTATATTCACGCATTTGAAAGACTTCTATTGTTGTGTCTACATCATAAGAACAGTAATCAATAATTTCTTCTAACTCATCTTCTGTAAGTTTCCTGTCTATTGTAAAGTCCACACTAGACTCTAAAATCATTTTCCCCATGTTTCCCTCAATCTTTTTCAAACCAGGCTTAGCAACATCAATTTGCTGAAAGCAATCAAGAGAATGAATAGATGGGTGTATTCTTTTCTTTCGCTGACCTCCAATTATTTCATCATTTAGTTTCTTTATTTGATACGGAGTAAATCCATCTAGCATTGCTGTCAGTATAAAGTCATCGTAGAAATGGTTATTATAACCAACTAATGTTTTTCCTGTTATAAGGTCTTTTACACCATCAAAGTTATTATGAAATAACTTGACTAGTTTCTTGTCAATATCTTTAAATACGACAAGTGAATCTTCTTTAAATACCTCAATATCATAGAAAAGTAAATTATTCATTTGACCCTCCTTAGTTAAGAGCGAACACTATGGCTCGCTCTTAATTACTTCATTGTCCTTTTTTTTTCTTATTTATTTCTTTTTCTTCGGAAAAGGTTTAATATCCGCATAAACAAATTTACCAAATGCTGAACTAACTTCGACCATGATATCTTTACCAATCAGTTCTTCTTTATTGTCAATACTAATCCCAAATTTCTCTTCAAATTTTTCATATTGTTTTCTTTGCTTCTGAGGATTTGTAAACCATTTTTTCATTGTTTCCATATAATCTGAATAGGTCATATTAGATTGATAAACTTCCCCCTCATGTTCAAATTTAATGTGAACTCCGATACCGTCATCTGTAACATCTTTGACCGTAGAGGAAATGATTTGTCCAACCATATCTTTATCAAACTTAGCAATTTGTTCTGATTCCCACAGACTATTAAATTTGTCATAGGCATAAACATCTCTCTTCTCACCTACAGCTTTTGATAAATCGTCAAAGGTTAATTGAAAGTACTCTTGACACCACTCTTCCACTTTTGCTGCTTTTTCCGCATCTGGTACAAATTCGTTTTTTTCTTTGTCAAATACATTCTTATTAAAAATAACTTCTCTTAATTCCCCACGGTCCATATCAATAAATTGTAAAGTCGCTTTGCCTTCTTTAATTACTACTTCTACCAATTCTAATTGTTCTAATTTTTCACCTTGCGTCATAATTATTTCTCCACCTTTTTAAATTTTATTTTATTTTGTTGCATGAACATTTCTACAAGTTTTACGTCTTTTTCATCTTCTAAAATGAAAGTAGTGATTTTTTTATCTTTGACGACTTCTGTATGACTTTTCGCCTTTTTAATCTCATTTTGTGCTTTATGTCTATCAGAAACTTTTTGCGCACTAATCGCTAAATCTTTTGATTCTTTATATTCTGCAATGATTTCGTCCGCGTGAGGCATTGTTTCGATGACCTTTAATTCAGTCTCGATTTTTGTCAACCACTCCACCATTTCAGACTCAATTTTGTTAATAGATAATGATTTGTTCAAATGTCTGTTTTCTAAAAAATCATCAAAAGTGAAATATGTTTTAAAGTCATACATTCTGATACGCTTTTCAAACATCCGTTTTAGTACAAGCTTTTTATCTTCTCTTTCTTCTTCTTCCATTTGCGTCACTTGTTGTCTGACCATTTCATCTGCTGTTTTTACAATGGACACAATTTCTTTTACTTGTTTTTCAAATTCATTATAAGGTTCCAGCATTTCTTTTTTGATTAAAATACGTTCTGACTCTAAGTTCTTTACTTCTTTATTCACTGCCGCAAGTAATTTTTTAGATTGTTTAACGTTCTCTTCTGTTACCTCAATATTTTCAATCTGCTGTGCTAATAATAATGAGTCGCTTTTTATTTTCTTATACGCAGGAAATAAGATAGACCCTTGCGTAACAACAGGCGATTCGATATTAAATTTAGGCAAAGTGTTCAAATATTATCACCTCGTTTCAAAAAAGCTACAACATCGATATTTTTATGATTGGATGTGAACCAATTCAAAACACCTAAATTTTCATCATAGTTACTTTCAAAATTAGGTTTATTAGCTAATCTGGTAAAGCTCGTTGCTTCTTCAACGTTTGCATTAAACTTTTTAAACTCAACACTGTCACATTCTTTATATAGAAGCAAAATCATCGCCTCTTCCTCTGTCATGATCATTTTTTGTCCCTCCTCTAATAAAATCTTTCGCTCTTGTGTAATTCAATTAACTGACTTTCTTTACTTCGTCTATTTAAATAGTAGAAAGTTTTACATTGTTGTGTACTCAAATGTCGCTTACCACCTGTGAAAGGATTGTATCCGTACTTAGATTTATTACGCGCCATTTCAAGTTTTTTCTCATCGTGATTACTTTCAATAAACAAATAATCAAATTTTAGATGAGGAGCATTTTCTAGCGAACTGGTGTCAGTAGCGTAAATGATATTTTCACCATCAACACGCCATGTGTAACCTTGAGTAATAACGTCATGAAAACACTCAAAAGGTGTGACTTCAAAGGACGGTAATGTAATTTTAAAGTCACTGTTTCCGATAATATCAATATCATACAATTGTGCTATTTGATAATTACCAATGATAGTTATTTTTGGAAACAATTTCCTGATGTTTTCCAAAGTACTAGAATTGATGTGATCAGAATGAATATGAGTTAACAATAAATAATTAATGTCATACAAATGTTCTTTAATTCTTTTAAAAGGAACACCGCAATCAATCATCACATCATTAACAATCACACAGTTACCTTTACTTCCAGATGAGATAATTTTCCATTCAATCAATACCTATTCACATCCTCCATGACTTTCTTCACTTGATTGCGTGGGATGAAAATCTTACTGAATCCGTCATTATCTTGAATCTGTAGCATTCCACTTTCATATAATTTGATAACTGTATAAATTTCACCATCAATAACATATTTCTCAACCCCAGTTCTATCCTGCACCTCTACCTTATCGCCAGCAAAAATACTCATTTGATCGCCTCCAATTCGTTTTTATAGTCCCACATATCTTGCGATAATTTATCCAAACCAATCGCGAATCTTTCTAGGTCTTTTGGTGTTTTAATGATTGATTTACTCAATTCTTTGCTTTTTCTGTGAAGTAAACTGTTTGCTTCGTTAATGATGATTTGTTTTGTCATTTTTCACCTCCAATTGCATATTCGTGTTCCTCCTATTTATAAAACATCTGATGACCGCATCTCGGTTGATAGTCGTTTTCGCGAAGTGAGTCAACGAAATTACACATCACAGCAATACTATCGAAATCAGTGAAATTTATGGCGTCGGTTATATCTTTAGTCCAACTTGCTACAGGTGATAAATTACCAACAAGCGGCACGACAGCTCGTAGATATTCGTCACAATCCCTCTTGACCTTTGTTATGATATACACCTGTTTGCGGTCTTCTAACCTAGTATTAACACCCAAAGTTATGTCTATTAAACCGCACATACGCAAAGCATGATTCTTGTTAGTGAAATATTTGGCAAGGGCAGAGTTAGTTGTTTCTGTAATTTCGACGTGCTCGTCGCCGATACCTACACTTCTGACCATGACACGTTGATTGTATTTATTCATGTATACGATACGTTTATTAAAACTCATTTTTCTTCATCCTCCAAACTCCTTCCACAAACTGGACAGTAATTGATATTCCTAGCTGTTAAACCGTAGTAGCTGAAAACTCCTAAGTTGCCATCGCTGTCTAGTCTAACGACACCTGTTTCTTTATATTCTTCATCAAAACTCAGCAAAGACTCGTTATTCATCATAGAGTCATCCTTGCAATACTCACACATTATTTCGCCACCTCTCTCTTTCTTGCTTTCACAAGTGCGGTAGCAGTTCCTCCAGATAGATAGTTCCAATCAGAAGAGGAATACGTACTGAAATGGACTTCGATAATCTCGTGTGTTTTGGAAAGCTCGTTTAATTGGTCGTCTATGTTTACGTATTTCGTTTGAGACTCACTGTATCCCACAAATTCAAACCATTCCTCGTTCATTCCGCCACCCAACGTTCTTTATAGACATCATCTACTTTTTCTAATTGACCCGAATACACTAAAATGACTTTTATCCAATCAAGACTATTCCAAATTTCCTCTGGTCTACTCGTGTCGTCATGAGGATGGATCCTTTCACTCATTTCTTCTATTGCTTCATAATAATCAAAACTTTTAACATATGGTCTATCATCTTTAGGACCTGAAAGCAAATCACGTTGTTTAGGACTATAAATGTAATCAATACTTACTTCGCAGGAACAGCCTGCTGTCCAAACGCTAGTCCCCTTATCGTCAAAGTTATCCGTCATCGTAACAACTGGTAAATCAGGGTTTTCGATAATTAAATCTGCCAATTTTTTCATTTCTGCTTTTTGTTGTTCGTTTAATTTCTTCATTCCGACACCTCTTTCATCAATTCGCAATCAAGCAAATTTTCATCTTCAATTAATTTTATATGTGCATCTGGTCGATACATAGGGTTAAACTCAGCTATTCGTATCGCCTCTTCCTCGTTCTCAGCTTCAACTTCGTACACTTCTTGAGATAAATATGTGATTTTATACTTCACTTCGCCACCTCTTTCAAACATTTTAATATTTTAAGTAGTAACACTCTTACAGATCGTTTTAAACGCCTTGACTGAAAGGAATATGTTTCATGTTGTCGGTACTTCATTCCTCCGCCTCTTTCCGAAGTACGTATTGTACAAGCCCACCCATCTGCTCAATATTATCTCCCACATAAGTAGCTGTCAGGATTTTCCATCCGTCATCAAGAAGCTTAATAAGTTCTTCTCCTTTATCTGCAAGAAAACCTACCTGAACTATTTTATGTTTCATTCCGCCACCTCCAAAAGTTCAATCTTTTCCATCGTACAGGTAAAGTCCTAATTGCTCCGCGTCAATACTAGGTAAATCATATATTGATTGAAGCAATTTAATTTTGCTTTCTCTGCAAAGACCATATCCATATTTTTGATATTTATAGCTGCGATTGAAAGTTGATATAGGGAAAGGAATAGCGTTATCAAGGACTAACTTTTTCGTTTGAAGATGCTCAAAATAGTCTTCATGGTACATAACTTCAAACTGCGCTAGATAATCATCTTCATCAGCTTTTCCATAGTCAGTATAATATGCAAATTTTGTAATCGTAAAATCAAAATCATCTATTATTTGTTCTGGAGTTCCAAAGACACTTTTAATTAGTTCGATTCTAATCTTGTCTTTTATAGAGTATATTGCCCATACGTTTTTGTTATTATATGACTTGCTCCAATTGTCGGGTTCCTTTTTTATTAAATCCAAAAAATGTTCTTTAGCTTCAATAAAATCTTCCTGTTTTATAAAAAATATATCAATATCTTTTACCGGCTCGTTGTTAAAGATGTTTTTGAAACACCCTCCTGCCGCAAAACCTTTATGACCAACCAAAAACTTGTCTAAAAAGAACAATTGTCTAAAATTATAAATATCAGTAGTCTTCATCTACTCCGCCTCCTGTAAGATAAAATCAATAACACGATAATACTTAGCTTTTAACTTTTCATTATCTTTATGCGTATTTTCAATAGATGTCTTTAGTTCTTCTAAAGTTCCTTGAAAACAACCTGTAGTCCAGATTTCCAGCTCTTTGATATACGTGATTTGATTGTTTTTTCTCGTAGTATTAATTTGTACAGCTATTACAGTTAGACTGACAACATCCCGCCAATTAATCCAATTTAAATTTGCATAACTTAAATTTGCACCATTTAAATCTGCATAACTTAAATTTGCATAACTTAAATTTGCTCCTCTTAAATCTGCACATCTTAAATCTGCATTGCTTAAATCCGCTCCTTTTAAATCCGCACGTCTTAAATTTGCATTACCTAAATCTACATTATTTATATCCGCTTTCTTGCCACCCTTACCCCGCAGCCATTTCCCGTGATTCTCTAATATGATGTCTAACTCTTTTTGTTTCATCCCATCACCTCCGACAAACCCTTTAGAAAAGCCACATAATCCGCAATTTCTTTATCGTTCTTTTCGTCCCATTCCTCATCTGTATATACATGCCCACAGCTTTCACATACGAGCGTTCCGTTTTCGCCGTTAACGCATTCTCCATCGCACTCGAAACACTGCGGACAATAATCATCATCTCCCATTATTTTGCCTCCAATAGTTCCGGATTTACTTCCAAAATAGTTGATTCGTGTACAGGCGGATACATCAAGTCGCCGTCTACAATCAAATCATATTTAGCTTCTCCACACTCGCACATGCCACAAAACATGATATATCTTGTGTGCTTCTCTAATGCTTCTCTTAACGTCATTTACTGTTCCTCCAATATTTCCGAATTTTCGTGTATGTTGCCGATAATTTCAATGTTATCAACATCTATCAACTGATATAGTCGTTTATTCTTGAAATCACTTACTGCCCACACGCAATCAATAAAATTAATTACACCAGCAATATCACTAACCATTCTGTCAAAAAACTTACAATTGACTATATCCCCTTCAAAAATCTTCTTGCCGTTTTTGTCTTTTAAACCTGTGTATTGCATCAGCACGACATCATCAAAGCTGTACCAGTCGACGCACAGCGTGCAATTTGCGTTTCCGCAACCGCTCACACCTGCAGCTTCTGTTTCGTTAAAACACAAATCAGTGACTGGAAGCATTTTCTTAGTTTCTTTTACAAACGCTCTATATTCAATGTCTCTCATTATTCGCCCTCCAATCTCAAATTAAATCAGCATCAATTAGTAAAATCGTTTCATTGGAAGTTTCATAAAACCCTTGTTTTATTTCTTCCTCTGTTTCATATTCTTGCAAGGATGACATGAAGAGTTTCAGCGCTTTTTGCTCTGTTAATTCTGTAGTGATGAATTTTGTCATCAGTCCTGATATTGCAAATTCTTCTTCGCGAGCAGCAACATCACGTTTATAGATAAAATCAGCTTGTTTTTTGCTTTCTGCTTTAATTAGCGCATAATATTCGTTTTCTTCTCGTGTGTATTCGAAGTATTTGCTCATGCTTCAGCCTCCACTTCTACTAAACTGATTTCTACTATTTCGTCAGAACCATTTAAAGCACAGTTATTTTCTGCTGTTTCTCGGTTTACAAATAAGCAATCTTTAGACAGATTAGCATCATACCAACTGTGTGGAAAATGTTTGTACAAGCCATCTTGCTTGATTGCATACAAGTTTTTACTCATTGTCTTCACCCTCCACTTCCTCCAAGTAATCCTCAAGTCTGTATTCTTTAGCTTCCGAATCGTCCATCCAGCCGTCATCACCATTTAGTCGATAATAAAATACTACCGGTTGCTCTTCATAACAATTTCCACAGAATAAATCTTCACGTACTTTTAATAAATATGAGCCTTCTTCAATTTCTTGTTTGCACATTGTACAGATAACAGATTCTTGTTTTGTCGCGCTTTCGTCTAAAATCAATTCCTCTCTACTGCAAAACACCAAATCGCTAAATCCAAAATCAACCGCGCACTCCATTTCTGGTGGTCTAAAATCGTTAATGCTAACTACCTTCCCAATAACATTTTTATCTTTAATCCAAGTAACTTTATCTCCTACTTTGAAATTCATGCTTGTTCCTCCTTAAATAATTTCGCTATTTTCCAAATTACATTCTCTGTAACGCTATTTCCTGATTGTTTATATAATTGACTATTGCTATTTACTTCTGCTGCTCGATCAAATGCCCAATCCGGAAATCCTTGAAGGCGCCAGCACTCACGAGGTGTTAGTTTTCGAATTCTGAAATTACCTTTCTGTAATAAATTATTTTCTTGCCAACTACTTGATGATAATGTAGGCGCTATGTCGTGTTTTCCTCCCTTGTTATAGCCACGCGCTTTTTGAATAATGGCTACTTTTTGACCTTCGCCTTTATTTGTTGTTAATGTTGGCGCTAACCCTTCACTTGAATAAACTTCACCATTCATCCCTCTTTTACTAGGATTCACATTTCCGACTATTGCTATTTTTGGCTCTTGTCCACCGCCTTGCATCGTCGTCAAAGTTGGAGCCAAACCTTTTTCGCTATAAATACGGTTACTTTGCTCTCGTCCTGATCCTTCCAGTTCACCAAACACAATGATTCCGTGCTGATCTTGAGCGGTTAAAGTGAACGCTGGCTCACCTAGTGTTTTAAACCTTCGTCTATTTTGCCTTTTTATAATTCTATCTGGTGTTAAAACTGGCATTACTTGCTCGCTTTTCCTTGTCGTTTCAATATATGTGCCTTCTCGTTGACTGTATGGGTATCGGGCAGTAAGCGTGTTTGCAATGACTCTGCTTTCATCAGCCGTTCTAGATGCTTCTGCGAGAGGAAATATTTCTCGTCCACCTGCTCCTCTAAGATGTCCGATAATGAACACGCGTTCTCTGTTTTGTGGGACTCCGAAATCTTTGCTGTTAAGAATCTGCCATTCCGCATCGTACCCCAGTTCATGAAGCGCGGTAAGGATTGTAGCGAACGTTTCTCCTTTGTTGTGCGATAGTAACCCTTTAACGTTTTCAAGGAATAAATAGCGTGGTTGGATTTGTTTAGCTGCTCTAGCAATTTCAAAGAACAAAGTTCCTCGAGTTTCTTCGAAGCCCAGTCGCTTTCCTGCGATTGAGAATGATTGACAAGGAAATCCTCCGCAAATAATGTCAACTGTTCCGCGCAACGTTCTCCACTCCTCATCTGTAACTTTTGTGATGTCTTCACGTGTCCACTCTCCTTCCGTATCGTGAATTGCTTGGTAACTCTTTCGTGCGAATTTATCAATTTCAACATAGCCCACGCACTCATGTCCGGCGCGTTCCATACCTAAACGAAATCCGCCAATACCTGCAAACAGATCTAAAAACTTCACTTTCTAGCCTCCTTCTGTTCTTCCGTAAGCCTTTGAGTAAGCGATAACACGTACTTTCGTTCTACCGTCTCGCATAAATTCAGACTAGCTCTATACCTAATTTCGTTAAATTTCATGTTTGTAACTGGTTTTGCGTCATCATAAATCGTTAAAGTTTTGTCTTTGAACATAGCAGGATTTCGCAAAATAAATCTATGCATTTTTGTAATATGATTATAGTGTCGAATTTCCGACGGCTTCCCTCCAAGCCTTGACACGTGCCAATAGTATTTCCCCAAGAAATTTCATCCTTTCTAATCAACTCTAATTACTCTTAACCCCTTATCAGTCGTCCTCTTTTGATACGTAGGCGTAGCATAAAACAAAATCGTTTCACGCTTCACTTTCTGAAACTCCGCTAGTTCGTCTACTGTGCCGATTATTAGTACTTCGTCTGCTTTATAAAGTGCGTATTCTGTCATGTTCTCACTCCTAAATCTCACTTGATGCTTTAAAATAACAACTCTCATGCACAGCTTCAACTTGACCAGCATATTCATATGTTATTGTTTCTCTGCCCAAAATCTTTTCTCCGCAGATATGACATTTCATAAAGTAATACTCTTTCTGTTCTTTGTTATTCGGATAACTTATGTCTTCCGGTTCGTTATTCACGCCTGCACCTCTCTTTATCACTCATAATTCTTAATCTCTTCTAGCTTTTCAATCAGTTGTTCATGTGTTAAATTTCTAAGAACATCGTTTGTTACAGATGTGCTGTATTCCAACTCCCAATTCTTGTCATTTATAAATTGAATAACCGCAAGTTCGACGCCGGGGCCCATATATTCCTTGATTACACTAGCGCCATAATCGTTATCAAATTTATAAATAGTTTGTTGAATTCCGAATTGGTCATTTTCTGCTTGCTCTAAAATGTGCTCGTTAATGTATTCTTTATACTCATTTGCAATTGTTTTCATGTGTGAACCTCATTCCTCAGTGTCGAAATCCATCGTCCCAGTAATCATCAACTATCATCGGATTTTCTACATTCATTCTCTATCACTCCTTGCAAGAAGCATTAATAGTAGTATCAAAGCAACAATCATTATTAATTCAGCCATTTAATATCAATCCGCCAATACTTACTAAAAACGCGATTAACACGGTCAAAGCTAAACAAAACAATGTGTATCTGTCTGATTTTTCAATATATTCATTTTCGTTTTCATCAATACTTACTAGTCCGAAAAATCGTAATAACTTCATTTAAAAACCTCATTTCAAGAATATTTTAATCCACGCCGCTACAATATATGTGACTGATAATAATGCTCCGATTTGGAAACAAAACAGAAATACTAGTAGCTTACTTTCATGTTCACTTATGAATTTCTTCATTCTCATTTCTCCGTTTCTATGTTATAATTAATGCAAATATTATTTCGTAACTCACAGTTTTAGTAAGCTCTAACTTACTATTTATAGCTGTGGGTTTTTCTTTTACCAATGTCGCTCAATCGAATTCGCAAATCTATGCTTGTACTTTGGTCTCTTCTTGTGTTTTATTTCGTAGTCTAAATGCCGAGATTGAAGCTCTGTGAGTAAATATTTACCCGTTGATTTAGGACAAAAATTTGGGTCATATTTTCGTATTTTGGCAAGTAATAGTTCGACTTCATCAATCATTTTCAGACCTTCTTATATACAAATTTTTTAATCAGCCAATCATTCGCTTTTACCGCATCAAATGCCCACGCTTCACGTTGATTTTTCGTAGCCCAATTGCTAAATTCTGCAAGCTCTGGAAAGTCTTTTATGTTATCTAACCACCAACCGTAAGTTCTTGGACTAGCTTGTGCGAATTCTTCTAATGTCCAAACACCATACAAGAAATTTATAGCTCTATGTTTGTTCTTTACAGGACGACCCATTTCATTCGCTCCTTTCGTGAATTTCCAATTCTAAAATTTCAATGATGTTTTTTCTAACTTTCGACGCTTCGCGCTTGCCGTTTATAATATCTGACAAATACGGATTGCTAATATTCAACGTCTTCGCTAAATCAGATTGTTTCATATTAATTGCTTTTAATTTTGCGTAAACCGCAACCGCAAAACGCTGATGTTCTACTGACATGTTTTTGCTCCTTTCTATAATTTGTTTAATAATCTTATATGTTGTGATGATGCTTCTAGTCTATATTTTGGGTCAACATCTGAGAACATAATCTCCTCTAAAAAATCTAGTTGTCGATTGTATCGTTCCTTCTTGTCCAATTTGACAGTAGGTTCTTTTAGTACGGTGATTGTACGTGAGGCACCTTGTCCTGAAATTTCAATGTGTCCTCGGGATTTGAGTTTTGAGATGGTTACTTTGGCGTGATTTTCTTGTATTTCACAGAAATTAGCGATATCTGAATTGGTTGCTTTAGGATTTTCTATTAAGTAAAATATGATTTTATCGTTTAAAGTCATTATTGTTATCCTTTCTTGTTTAGTTTTTCACATGTTATAATTTATCGTGAAAGCGAGGTGATATGCGAAGTGAACTTTTTCATATACAAACGTCTTTTAACCGCAATGGTTTTTAAAAAGGTAAGAATAAAAGACACCTATAAACATCTCGATATTATTATCGAAAATGAGTGGCTAAGTAGAGTGCCAGATGGTACATATAGTGAGGTCATGGAATTCCCTATGCCAAATTACAGTGATTATTATGTGATAACAGTAGAAGGCAAATCTCAATTGTTCACCTTTGAATCTAAGGTAGTGACATGGGCTATTTCAATATCTGCTCTTATAATCAGTGTTATAGCATTGTGGCGCTCTCATTGATTAACAGTGGACTATTTTATCAGGATCTGTAAATTACAACTATCAATGAAATTATCGAAACTATAAGCGAACTACGTGTCAATACGAATGTTATGAAATCGTGCCATTCTTCAATCTCTTCATTTGAGGGATATGGTCTTTTATTAAAGTTTGGTCTTTTAGGTATTTTCATTACATCATTCTCCTTTCTACTTTATTAGCTAATTATTTAGCATAATGTTGACAAATTTTAAACTTTAGTGTAGAATCTAGACATAGCTAAATAAGCATACAATTGAGCCATAAATCGTTGGGGAACGAGTATTTTATAGGTTTATTCGTTGACTCGTTTAGCTAAATAATTAGCTTATGAACATAGTATATTAAACTTTAAGTTAGATGTCAACCATTTTCTTTATTAAAATTTAAATTGTTCATAACCAATATGAAAAGGTGTATGATATGACTACATTTGATAGGGTGAAATTTTTAGCCGAGAAACAAAAAATTAGCATTGTTGAACTAGAAGAAAAACTGGGATTTGGTAGGAATTCACTTTATTCCTGGAAGAAAAAAATCCCAAACGGAGAAAGTTTAAAAAAAGTAGCTGATTATTTCAATGTTTCTACAGATTATCTTTTAGGTAGAACTGACAACCCCTATGTCGACAACGACATCCCTCAAGAAGCGGCAACACTTGCAGCTCACATTGATCCCGCTGCCACAGAAGAAGATATGAAAAAAATTCTTGAATATATTGATTTTATTCAGCAAAAATATAAATAAGAAATGAGATGAACACATGTGGTTAGATAAATACAGAGAGCAATATCCTGAGCTGACTATCATTGAAGATAAGAACATGGAGCAGGTTCACAAAGGATTATACTATAATAGTAGAATATTCGTAAATCCTCAACAAAATGATATTGAAATGCGCTGTACATTAGCAGAGGAAGTTGGACATCATCATTTGACTGTTGGTAATATTATTAAACAAGAAACAGTTAATGATAGAAAACAGGAAAATCTTGCTAGAAATTGGGGCTATGAGTCACTAGTACCTTTGCGAAAAATAATTGATTCTTATTATGAAGGTTGCACAGAATACTATGAAGTTGCAGATTTTTTAGAAGTCACAGAAGAGTTTTTAAAACATTCTATCGAGTATTATAAAAGTAAGCATGGGAACGTTGTAGAATGCAATGGGTATATAGTTATTTTCAGGAGTAGTATTCAGATTGTAGCCTGTTAGGCACTCATGCTATAAGTTTTAGATAAAATTAAATAAAGGGAGAGAATGAAAATGTGGAGTTTTGGATTGTTATTTTTAGCCAGTTTGATAGTTAGTATAGTTTTCTTTGTATTAGCAATTAAGAAAAATGATAGATCAAAAAAATTAATGAAAGGTATAACTTTTTTAGCCATTAGTTATACTTTATGGCTTTTCGTTGCAGATATCTCTGACAGTAATTTTTTCATAATATTTTCTTTTTGGATCATCGCAATGGCATTGATTTATATATTTTTATTACTATTGTCTGGAAAAATGAATTTTAAAAAGTATCAACATATATCTAAGTTAGCTGTCATCCCCTTATCGTTTTTATTCTTTTTAGGTGGCGTTTTTATTGCTACTAATACTGATGCCCCAAAAAAAGAAACTCCTAAAAAACAAGAGGCTTCCTCAAATACAAATTATTACGGAGAAAATAAGGATACAAACTATGATGATGTAAACGACACTAGTTCTGCAAGTGATGAAGATTTCGAAAAAAGCCTTCCAACATTAAACAAAAAAAACAATATAAATGCCATAGAAGATATGCAAAATAGCATAAGAAATACTTTAATTCCATCTATCAATAATGATATTAAAAATGATGATAGCAGTAATTTAAAACAAGAGTTAACTGTAATTAGTAATTTAAGTGACGAAAGTTCTGAACATTCGAGCTCAATGCTTAGCGACGTTAAGTCTGATAAATATTCTGACGCAGCATATGATTATTGGAAAGAAGCAATAACTACTCTCGCATCAATTGAAGATTACGTAAACGAGCAACTCGATGGTGCCAAAGATATTGATTACTATTATAACCAGTTCGAGATTGCATTGGAATCCTTGGATGATAGCTATACGAATGCAATTAAAACATTAACAAACTAAAAAAACGCCCTCCCCGCAAGAGATAAGCGTTTTCAAATACACACATAGGAGTATGCAAATATATTTTAACATAGTTTGCTGTACCCTTCAAAAGAACATACGTTCCAAATCAAAGAGGTGGTGCTATTAATGAAAATTAAAAAGTTAAAAAATGGAAAATATGCCGTTCGTTTGCGCATCAAAGTCGACGGTGAATGGAAAGAAAAGCGTTTGACAGATACAAGTGAAACAAACTTAATGTATAAAGCGTCTAAATTATTAAAACAAGCTGAACATGATAGTAGTTCTTTAAAAGAGTGGAAATTCAAAGAGTTTTACGAATTATTCATGAAAACTTTTAAAGATGGAAAAAGCAGTCAATCTACAATTAATTTATATGATCTTGCTTATAATCAGTTCGTTGATTATTTCGATGAAAAAATTAAACTTAATTCGATTGATGCTGTGCAGTATCAACAATTTATTAATCATTTATCTGTAGACTATGCAATATCCACTGTAGACACCCGGCACCGCAAAATTAGAGCGATTTTTAATAAAGCTGTCCATTTAGGCTACATGAAGAAAAACCCAGCCATAGGCGCTCATATAAGCGGACATGATGTGGCAAAAACAAAAGCACAATTTATGGAAACCGACAAGGTTCATTTACTATTAGAAGAACTTGCAAATTTTCATTCTATATCACGAGCAGTTATCTTTCTAGCAGTGCAAACAGGTATGAGGTTCGAAGAGATTATTGCACTAACAAAGAAAGATATTAATTTCGCTAAACGTTCTATAACAGTCAATAAAGCGTGGGATTATAAGTACACTAATACATTCATTGATACCAAGACAAAAAAATCACGTGTGATTTATATTGATAACTCTACTGTTCAATATTTACAGTCTTATCTTACATGGCATACTGATTATATGAAAGAACATGATATACAGAATCCGTTGATGTTATTATTCATCACTTACCACAATAAGCCCATTGACAACGCGTCATGTAATAAAGCTTTGAAGAAGATATGTAATACAATTAATTCTGAACCAGTGACATTACACAAGCTACGACATACGCACACAGGCTTATGTGTAGAAGCTGGCATGGATATTATATATGTAGCTGATAGACTTGGTCATGATGATATTAATACAACCTTGAAATACTATAGTCATCTAAGTTCTAATTTGCGTCAATATAATCAGTCCAAAGTAGATGCTTTTTTCACACTAAAAACAGATGAAAATACCACAAATTTTGCCACAAATACCACAAAAATGCCGGAATAA